ACCGGATGGCCGCGTTTTTTTTTGTGGCCCCCAGAAAGCACTAACTGACAATGACATGTGGACCAATGAGAATCCTTTCTCATAGCCTGATTATTTCATGGTCCCCCCTATAACTTAGTGCGCAAGTATGTGGGATCCATTAGTAAACGAGTTTCCCGAAACCGTTCACGGTTTTCGATGTATGTTGGCAGTGAAATATCTCCAACTAGTTGCGGATACGTATTCCCCAGATACGGTGGGATACGATTTAATACGTGATTTAATTTGTATTCTACGTTCCAGGAATTATGTCGAAGCGCAAAGCAGATATAATCATTTCCACCCCAGGCTCGAAGGTTCGACGGAGGCTGAACTTCGACAGTCCAGGATCGAGCCGTGCTTATGTCCCTACTGTCCGCGTCACCAAATCAAGTCTATGGGCCAACAGACCCATGAACAGAAAGCCCAGGATGTACAGGATGTACAGAAGTCCAGATGTCCCTAGAGGATGTGAAGGCCCATGTAAGGTCCAGTCGTTTGAGTCCAGACATGATATTCAGCATATAGGTAAAGTTATGTGTGTCAGTGATGTTACGCGTGGAACTGGGCTGACCCATCGAGTGGGTAAAAGGTTTTGTGTTAAATCTGTTTATGTATTGGGCAAGATCTGGATGGACGAGAATATTAAGACCAAAAATCACACGAATAGTGTGATGTTTTTTTTAGTTAGGGATCGTAGACCCGTTGACAAGCCTCAAGATTTTGGTGAGGTTTTTAACATGTTTGATAATGAGCCCAGCACCGCGACTGTGAAGAATGTTCATCGTGATAGATACCAGGTATTAAGGAAGTGGCATGCAACTGTGACTGGTGGACAATATGCATCGAAGGAGCAGGCTCTCGTGAAGAAGTTTATTAGGGTTAATAATTATGTTGTGTACAACCAGCAAGAGGCTGGCAAGTATGAGAATCATTCTGAGAATGCGTTGATGTTGTATATGGCGTGTACGCACGCTTCTAATCCTGTGTATGCTACATTAAAGATACGGATCTACTTCTACGATTCAGTATCGAATTAATAAAGATTGAATTTTATTGAAGATGATTGTTCTACATATACAACATGATGTAATACATCCCATAATACATGATCAACTGCTCTAATGACATTGTTAATACTGATAACTCCTAAATTATCTAAATACTTAATAACTTGGGTCTTAAAGACCCTTAAGAAATGACCAGTCGGAGGCTGTGAGGTCGTCCAGATTCGGAAGGCTAGGAAACATTTGTGAATCCCCAGTGCTTTCCTCAGGTTGTGATTGAACTGTATCTGGACGGTGATGATGTCTTGGTTCATGAGAAATGGCCGGTTGTGGTGCTCTAAGATCTTGAAATAGAGGGGATTTTGAATCTTCCAGATATACACGCCATTCACTGCTTGAGCTGCAGTGATGGGTTCCCCGGTGCGTGAATCCATGGTTGTGGCAGTTGATGTGTACGTAGTATGAGCACCCACAGTTTAGATCAACCCTCTTACGCCGGATGGCTCTACGCTTAGCAGCTCTGTGTTGGACCTTGATTGGTACCTGAGTAGAGTGGGCTCTCGAGGGTGATGAATGTCGCATTCTTTAAAGCCCAATTTTTCAGTGCAGAATTCTTCTCTTCGTCCAAGAACTCTTTATAGCTTGAGTTGGGTCCTGGATTGCAGAGGAAGATAGTGGGAATGCCGCCTTTAATTTGAACTGGCTTTCCGTATTTCGTGTTGCTTTGCCAGTCCCTTTGGGCCCCCATGAATTCTTTAAAGTGCTTTAGGTAGTGGGGATCTACGTCATCAATCACGTTGTACCAGGCCTCGTTGCTGTAAACCTTAGGACTAAGGTCTAGATGACCACACAGGTAATTATGTGGACCCAAAGACCTAGCCCACATGGTCTTCCCCGTACGACTATCACCCTCTATGACAATACTTTTGGGTCTCAAAGGCCGCGCAGCGGCACCCATCACATTTTCAGACGCCCATTCCTCTATGGGCTGTGGAACTTGATCGAAGGAAGAAGAAGTAAAAGGAGAAACATAAACCTCCAGAGGAGGTGTGAAAATCCTATCTAAATTGGCATTTAAATTATGAAATTGTAATACATAATCCTTTGGAGCTAACTCCTTAATGACTCTGAGAGCCTCTGACTTACTGCCTGTGTTAAGCGCTGCGGCGTAAGCGTCGTTGGCCGTCTGTTGACCTCCTCTAGCAGATCGTCCGTCGATCTGAAACTCTCCCCATTCGAGGGTATCTCCGTCCTTCTCCAGATAGGACTTGACGTCCGAGCTTGATTTAGCTCCCTGAATGTTCGGATGGAAATGTGCTGACCTGGTTGGGGATACCAGGTCGAAGAATCTGTTATTCGTGCACTGGTACTTCCCTTCGAACTGGATGAGCACGTGAAGATGAGGTTCCCCATTTTCGTGGAGCTCTCTGCAGATCTTTATGTATTTTTTGTTTACTGGGGTTTGTAGGTTTTCTAATTGTGAGAGTGCTTCTTCTTTAGTGAGAGAGCATTTGGGATAAGTGAGGAAATAGTTTTTTGCATTTAACCTAAAAGCACGTGGCATTTTGGCAATCGGTGTACAAGCTAATTCTCTGCCAATCGGTGTATTGGGGTACAATATATAGGTGTACACCAAATGGCATTATTGTAATTTGGGAAAGAAATTCAAAAGATACACGCTCCAAAGCGGCCATCCGTCTAATATT